AGATCCACGTAAGAGAGATCACGACAAATTCCTACACGACAATCTATTCAACAAGTGAAGAGATCCTCATGTCTGTCGCTGCAGGATCTGTAGATGACGGCCGGCTGACGCTGGCCCTGGATGAGATGGTGACACTGGAGGGGGATACCGTCTACAGCCTTGGTCTTCATGCACCGGTACAAGCTCCGGATCTGGCCCCCTATGCCAGCATTGTCATAGGTGCGACAAATAACAAGATCGACTTCGAAGAGACGGCCGGCGTACAACTGACGGCCACTCTCACAAACGCCACATATCTTCCTGCAGCCATGGCAGCAGAGATAAAAATTCAGCTCGATGCAACCGGCGCCTCCGTTTACACGGTGACTTATGAAGACGACTATACCTTTAAGATCGTCTCTGATGGTCTTGGTGGTGGGGGAATCTTCAGTCTTCTTTGTGCCTCCGGTACCACTTCAAGCGGAGCGTACGCAATCTTGGGATTTTCTGTAAACTTTGATCTGACAGGATCCTTGACGGTCATCTCAGAGCCATGGGGCCTCATAGGTCTTCGTAAATACGTTGTTACCTTCCAGAGATCCGGAAACTATCCTGTAGAAAGCAATCCATCTCCAGAATCTATACAAGTAAATCCTCTTGGAGGGATAATTGACATATCGAATATCCCTGTTTCTCCGGATCCGAAGGTAAATGCCAGGAGGATCTACGCGACGACGGCCGGAGGAGAAAGATTTTACTGGATGGCCGATATCGCCGACAACGCCACAACTACATATCGAGACGAGATCGATGACAACACCCTACTCGGTGGAACTGAGGTGAGTTACGATCGAGGCGTTCCTCCGATTGGTCCATACATGGAAGTTTGGGACAATAGAATGTGGATCGCCGGTGTTGAAGGATTTGAAAATTATCTCTACCGTACAAATTTAGGCACTTCCGAAGAGATGGCCGATGCAAATTTCATACCGGTAAAAGCCAGGGAAAGCGACAAGATAAAACAGATCAAAGCCTTTGGTGATAAGCTCTACGTTTGGAAAGCAAATTCTTTATTTGGCCTATCAAAGGTGGGGGGCTCCCTCTATGAGCTGGAGCAGATCCCTCAAAACATCGGGACCGATTCTCCATGGTCCGTCCAGGTCTGTGATAAGTTCTTGATATGGAAGTCAGCTTTCGGAGTTGAGGTTTTTAACGGCAATTCCTGTTTCCGGCCGATAGTATCAGATCTCGTTCAAGTGACATTGGCCACAATAAATCCGGAAGCTCTTAATAAAATTGTCGGTGGCCATAACTTTGATGATGGTGAGTATTGGATGGCCATTCCAACAGGATCTAACACAGAGCCGGACACAGTTGTGGTTTATAACTACATGAAACGGTGGTTTACCATTTACACATTTCCGGAAGATCTTACTTTCCTCATGAGCACAAAGACAAAGGTAGAGGGCCTGATGTTTCTCACCGGTACGGCCGAAGGAAATGTTTATATTCAAGGATCCGGATTCGATGATGATGGTGCAGCGATCAGCTCTCACTTCCAAATGGGCTGGTTTAATATGATCTCACAAAAAGAGCTGGCCAATGTGATCCGGAGAATGTTTATCAAATATCAGCTCCCCACTGGGATGACTTTGACTTGTGATATATTCGCAGACATGGCAAAAACAGCGATTGCGACGTGTACTTTCACTGGAATGACTCCTACTACAATCCCTACTCTTCGAAATGATATTGTTGCCAGGCAGAATCTCAGGATCCCTGGTACCTATGCGAGTTTTAAATTCACAAACAATGAGATCACAGGTGGAGAGGTCAAGGTCGTTGGCTTTGATCTTTATTTTAATCGAGATCTTAAATGGAATTACGGTGTTAAGGCAGACTAATGGGAGATAAAGAAAAAAAAGCGATCGCATACAGAGAGTTCTTAGATGAACCAAATAAGGAAAAAGAATTCCGAGATGTAGTGCTGAAGCCAGGAGTTGTAAAGGCAATCCATCTTTATGAAGGAGCCGGAGGGACCGATGTAGACCTTAGTAATTATTACACAAAGGCACAGATAGATGCGATTATCGCTGCCCTTGGGGTCCTTGATACCTGTATCTCCACTCCTATCCGGCATGACTTTCTTATGTATGATGAGGTCAACCTATGTTGGAAAAATCAGTTTTTGGAAATGGACTTTGAAGATACGATTGATTACACCTGCACAAATCTCTGGATGGCCCTCAACGCCCTCATCCGGTTTGAGGACTCATATACAGGAGATGGAATAACTATAGAGGATGCATTATAGGAGAAAACCATGGGAATGATTAGAGTCGTAAGATGCACGAACGCCGAAAGATTGGCCTATGGTGGGATAGAAGAGGGCAGGTTTTTCTATTGCACAGACACAGAACTAATGTGGATGGGAACTGGATCCGGAGACACGCAGGTCGGAGCTGCACCAAGTACATATACATTTTGGGATCCCGACGCGCTTCCTGCTGTACCGTCTGCCCAGGACGATCACTTTGATGATGCTGCCGTGGACGTAAAATGGACAGAATGGGACTTAGGTGTTCCACAGTTGGTAATTACTGAAGCTGGTCATCATGCAATTCTTACCCACTCAACTGAAGCAGCAGGAAGATGGAGAGGTATGTATCAGACTTTGCCGGCTGGTAATTTTACTATTGCAACAAAAGCCTCACTAATAGGAACGCACAGTGGAGACAACGCTGTTGCTTTGGCGCTTTTTGAAGATGCCACGGCAGCAGCTGGTGATATTTTGATATGGATGCTTTATTCCAGAACATCAGGGAATAAGTATAGAGATTTATTTGCACAAAGATGGTCAGCCTATGATACTTTTAGTTCAAATTATGGTGGCGGAACTATGTATCCAAACACGACTACATATCTTAGAATAAGAAGAGTAACTACCGATTTGTATTGGGAGTATAGTTGCGATGGAGTGAGTTGGACCAGGCTCTATACAGCAGTCCAGCCGTTTGCTCCAGCCCACATGGGGATCATCACGATGAACAACAACATTGGCATTGACGTTTATGGTTATTTTGATTTTTTTAGATATATTGCGAGTGATCAAATCGGACCACTAGGAAAAGTCAGGACGGCCCATGTAGACTAGAGGAAATAAATGTTAAAAGATTTTCATTATTATACGCAGCAAGAGATCGATGATCTTCTCCATCGGTGGGATGATCTTAGGGTGCCTCTTTCATCCGTCAAAGCCGGTGGGGTAAAGGATCCAACTTTTTTAAACTGGAAAACAGACGGTGCCGGATCCCGAGGCGTTTATGATTGGCATTTTGCTCACCAGGCTGTCGCTGCAAACGAAGAGGAAGTATTTTTTAATGCTCAATTACCACACAGTTACGAAGAGGGCACCGATCTTCACTTTCACCTTCATTGGACACCGCTTGTAAGTGGCGCTGCTGGTCAGTTTGTTAAGTTTGGATTGGAGTATGTTTGGGTAAATATAAATGGTACCTTTCCAGCCAATACAACGATCATTACTTCAGATGCCTCAGCAGCAGCAGCAGCAACCACATCAGGAGATGGGACTCTAGTACACGGAAAACATTACAAGACAGCGTTTCCTGATATTTCAGGAGCAGGAAAGACAATCTCCAGTATGTTATCATGTAGATTTTTTAGGAATTCGTCACACGCGAATGATACTTTAATTCAAGACGCGATTGTCTTTGAAGTAGATTTCCACTTTAGGAAAGATTCGATAGGATCAAGAGAAGAACTTGTAAAATAACGGAGGATAATATGTCACCATTACCAGCATTAGGATTAGGAGCAGGAACGGCTGCTGCAGGGATAGGCTCGTCTATCGCAACCGGAGGTATTCCGCTTCCCATCATCCTTGCGATCGTTGGGTCTTTGTTTGGAGATATCTTTGGAAAAAAAGAGGATCCCCTTTCAGATGCCCTGGATCTCAAGTCTCAGATGAACACATTGGGCATGAAGCCACCATTCCAAAGTCCCTACATGCCCATGATGGACAAGACTATGGTCCAGGCCCTATTGAATCAGATGGGCAGGTCTGCAAATTTTGGATGGCCCGAGGGAGCACAGATGGATACGAGCTTCATAGACAACGCCCTGGCACAGAGTTTTCCGCAGCCAGGCGCTGGAGGTATGAGGAGAATAGTAAGACAAGGATAGGAGGCTTTTATGGCCGATGATGTAACCAAAGTATATTGTTGTAAAAAATGGGAGAATGGAGTGCTGAAGAAGTACATGTCTCCACGGATGTGTAAGGGAGATGCTGTCTTATGCTCTGCTGCAGATCCCCCGAATCCAGACGAGGAGGGTGGTGGTGATGGTCAAGTCCACTGTTGCAAGAAATGGATCAATGGGGTACTGAAGAAATTTAACAGCCCGACTCCATGCTCCGGAACTGCAGTTAAGTGCAGCGATCCGGATCCTCCAAAACCTCCGATCGTTGACCAAAAAGACTGTGAAGAGAAGTGTCATAGTAACCAGCAGTATCTTCTTCTGAAGGGACCAAAACCTGCAGAGGCAGCAGCCATGCTGAAGGCATGTCTCGATAAATGTCAAGGGATTGAGACAACAGCTCCGTGTACCGGAGGAGTAAAGAGAGTAGACGCCACCTGTCCAACAGGATTTCATTCGAAAAAAGATGAGGCAAGTGGGGTGTGGTATTGCTGTCCAGACTCAGATCCCCTGAAACCTTGTGGTGAGAAGGAAGGGTACGAGCTGCAGGGAACCGGACTCCAGAAATGTAATGAAGGGTACACTCTGACAAGATCTTCTGATGGGAAAAATTGGTGCTGTAAGGACGATACCGTAACTCCTGGTGGTAATCCCTGTGACGAAGGTGGATATCAACTCACCCAGGAAAATGGGTTTGCTGGTGGAGTCGGAGAAGGACAGTCGCCATGGGCAGAGATCCCAGGCACAACCAGGTCCGGAGATTGGGAAGGCCACTATGTATGGAACGCGGAGAAGGGTAAATATGTAAACATCCAGACTCCGGACATCGGAGTAGACCTTGTCTGTAAAAAAGGATGGTTAAGAAAATCAGACAGCGAAGGTGGAATATGGTGCTGTCCCGATCTAAATGGTGACGACGATGGTGATGGAGATGATCTCGGGGAATTCAAATGGGATGAAGGACTTCAGGCACTACTTGGCAGGATCCAGGATAGAGCAAACGAGCTGCTTGATTATCCCAGGGGCCTGAGACCTGAGGAGCGCCAGGCTGTAATAAATTATGCGATCGAGGGGGTTAAGGCTGGAGAGGCTGGAGAGAAACAACAATCGAGAGATGAGCTTGCAAGAATGGGAATGTTAGGATCCGGATTCGAGGCAAGTGAAAGCGCCAGGATCACAAGAGAAACCAGGCAGGAGTCCGGAGATGTCCGTCGTGAGTTGGCCATCGATGAGCTCAACAGGAGATTCGCGGAGCTCATGGGAACCACCGGCATGGCCCAGGGATTAACCGGCACACTTATGGAAAGCCAGCAGATCCCCGAGATCCTGAGCGCCGGCCGAAGATCTGAAGGCAGCGCAGCCATGAACGCTTTTCTCCAATACCTGGGGATGGGCAATCAAGGTAGTAGTGGATATAACGAGGCAATCATGGCTCAACTCTTTCGCGGAGGCGACAAAGGTGGCGACATGAGCTGGCTCTACTATCTCCCCTACCTAATTAAATAGGAGACAACAATGCCAATAGATCTTAAAAGCATCGGGCAGGGAGCGCAGAAATTTCTCGCACAAATGCTGCCATACATAACGCAGCAAAAGTTCCAGAAAGAAATGCTGGACTATCAGACAAAAGCATGGCTCGAGAAGTCTCTGAAAGAATATGAAGCCTATGGTGGGATCCAGGAGAAACTTCAAAGGCAATCGCAATTAAATGCGATCTTCGGAGATCTCAGTGGAGTGATATCAAAGGGAGTGGAAGACTCTCCATATCCTGGCATTGAATATGTCAAGAGAGGCCAGCAGCTTGGAATTCCAATGGGTGACATCCAGGCGCCGACTCCAGAAATAGAGGGAGATATGACGGCGCAATACCAGGCGGTGGCTCTGCCATTGATCATGGCCAGGCTGAGTAACCAGCAGCCGACTGAAGAGCAAGTATCAAAAGCCATCGGCATGTTTGGCCAGGACGCTGTCTACTCGATGATAGGTGACTTCGCCGGCGACGTGACCAAGAGGAAAGAGCAGGGACTCAGAGGCAGAGAGATTGGTGTTCAAGAGCAGACTGTCCCGATCCGGAGGAAAGAGGCCGAGACTTCTGCTGGCAACCTAGACTTAGAAAGCAAGGGAGGAAAGTCATTGAAGGAAATCCAGGCAGAGATCACCAAACTTTCTAACGAACGAGACACACAGGTCCAGAAGTCTACCGGAATAGGATCTCCATTCGGAGCTCTCACTTCTTCACAAGGGAAAGTTGTTGCAGCGAAGATCGCAAAGATCGATATGAGACTAAGGCAAATTGAAGAGCTGACCGGCCAGAAGATCCTACCTGGACAAGAAGAGTATGCCATGTTTCAGAAGATGGCCCAGGAAAACATGCAAAGAGGATTAGAAATAAATTGGGAGCAGGCCCTCATCCTTGGGTATGATATCTATTGGCTTAAAGAATTACAGGACTCTATCGGAGCACCTGGCCAGAAGAAAAAATAATGGCGAACGGACAGGATTATTGGCAACAGATATTCGGGAGACCTCCAGGTGAATCACTCTTGGGCCCTGAAACTTCTCCAGCTCTAGGAAGCACACTTCAGGATCCACTAAAGTTGGGACCCGAGGATCCCCAGGGACCTATTCCAAGTAGTATGCCATGGGGAAATATCTTCGGCCGAGATCCTGGCCAGGAATTAGAACCGGTAAAGGAGCCGGATACTTTTTTACAGAAAGCCAAAAAGGTCCTTGGCCAAGTCGGAGGGTTCATTAAGAAAGAGGCACCGGCATTTGTCGCCCAGGATCCTGGACTTCGAGGTGCTGTCTTCGCCGGCGTACCAAAGCCAGAGCCTCCCCCGAGACAGGAGACCATCGGGCCGGCCACTCCGGAGCAGACTAAA